AGTAGTGAACTCCCATAATTATCAATCGATCGATAAACTTTTCTTAAAAATCTAATACTTGGAGTTCACATTAAAACAGCGTTTTTAGAGAATACTACAATGGCACCAAAGAATGAGTTCAAGAAGCCTTCGAAGATCGAGAATCCTGGAACAAGCACATCCAACACTCTTGCAGCCGATACTGTTATCATCGGAGCTGATCAGAAGCTTCGGGTCCTCAAGTTGACAAATGTTCAAAATAAGAAGCTAGTAAAGCCTGAAAGTTCAGAATTGGACCCAGTTTATATTGAACCTACACCTTTTACTTCAGAGATTCAAAGTCCCAACAATTTTAGTCTAGCACCTTACAGAAACTTCTGTAATGTTGGCATAGCTGTTTCTTATCTTTCTAGGTCCCTGGAAATCAAGGAGCAGCTTCAAATAAGAAATGTGTTTATAAGAACATCAAACAAGGATTCTCTGACAATTGTTAAAGACTTGAATGAGTCTGATGTTCTAAATGTTGTTTCGTTTAACAAAGCATGTGCAATTTTATCAGCTGGTGTTCTAAAGCATGTGTTCAAAGAAGAGTTTGACTGGACTCTTAAGAAGTATGTACCTACTACTGTTTCATCAAGAACTGCACCAGATGAAACAGTTGTTAACAGGCTGGCAGGACAAATGGGAATGGACTCAAAAAATCCTTATTATTGGATGATTGTACCAGGGTATGAGTTTTTGTATGAGCTCTATCCAGCTGAAGTGTTGGCTTATACACTTATTCGTTTAGAATTCCGAAAAAACTTGAATATTCCTGATGACATGACTGACAGTGACATTGTCAATTCTTTAGTCATGAAGATGAATCGTATTCACAAGCTAGAGACTACTCCTTTCGATGATGCTATAAGTCTCATTGGAAGAGAAGAATTCGCCCTTGCATATGTTGAACTTGCTAGAGACATTGGTACAACAAGCAAATCAAAGAGGAATGATGAAGCTATAGGCAAGTTCAAAGAACTGATCAAGAACTTTGCTCCTGCTTTAGCTGCTGATAGAGGTGCACAATAAATATCAGTTTTTTATAAAACTGAAGGTGTATATAAGTAATTATTAAATATGAATATTATATTAATAAAAAAACAAAAAACAACAAAAAAAACAAAAAAACAAAAAAAATCAAAAAAAATAAAAAATGGAAAACAACAAAAAAAAGAAGAAAAGGCGATAAAAAGCAAAAAAAATAAACAAAAAAGATGATTGTATTAAATATAATGATTGATAAGTAGTAACTAGTCTATAATAAGTTTCAATAAGCTACAAATCTAAATATATATCTACTAATATTTTATGTAGCTTAACTAATATATGTACTAGATTGTTTATAATAAAAAGAGATGTTCCACCTAGTTAGTAAGTTGTAAATAGATGTAAATATAAAACTCCTCTATCCGTTTATATATTTCATAAATCAATAAATAAACGCTATTAGGCTTTAGAAACCAATATATTGAGTTTTTAAAAAGTTTTTCGTTAGCTTAGATAAATTATGGGAGAACACTACT